GAGTGCCATATCTATTTGAAGATTAAGGCATGAGAGTAAGGAACAAAACCCTCATGGGGAGGATAGGCGAGAATGGAGAATTGAACCTCCATTGGGACGCTCTGAAAGAGTTCCTGTCCTCCCACAAGGGGAAGGTGGCGATAGTGAGGGTGGAACTCATGGCCGTAGAGCCCACGGAGAAAACCCGTAACTACTTTTTCGGCTACATCATTCCCGAACTGAGGAACGCTTTCATGGAGCAGGGGGAGCACCTCACCAAGGAGGAGACCTACGACAAAATCCGCATGTTGTGCCCGTTGTTTGCGGAGGAGAAACGAGAAAACGGGCAGTGGAGAAAAACCTACAAGGAGTTCGAGCAACTCGACCAAGCGGAGGCCAACGAGGTAATAGATTGGCTATTCCAATGGGCCGCAGAGAACCTCTACAAAATCTTAGAAAATCCGCTATGAGCAAGACGCTGAAAGACGATTTTACCGACATCTGCAATCGCTATATCAAGCGATTCTGCGAGAAACACGACCTTTGCTTTGAGGGTTGGGTTGCAGACCGAGTTGGAGAAACCGCAGAGGTTGGAGACATGTTCCTCTCCTTGGACGATATTCGCTACGATATTGACACCGAGCAGGTGGTGGGTAAGATTGAAAAGTGGTGGGATTATTCATACGACCTCGCTATGTTGGAGTGCCCCAAGACTATCAATTTCCGCTCATGGTGCTTGGGTGCTCCGCTACCGTACACGCAGGAACAACTTAACAAGATACGCCAAGCCCACAATGACGTGGTAACGGCCAAGCAGGTATTGGAGGACTTACTGAATGGTGGAGGTTACTAACAGGGAGGACTATGATGCCTTGTTAAAGAGGGGGATTGATTGCCTATATGACAAACGATACCACCTCGAAATCGGGCTGAGGAGAGAAATCCAACGGGAGAAATTCGGCAAAAATGACGATGAAGGAAACGCCAAGTTCTATGCCTACTGCATAAAGCACTTCCCCCACGTCTGCGAGAACTGCGGAAAGCCGATTCCCCACCCGTGGGCAACCAACGTGAGCCATATCCTTTCAAGGGGCTCACACCCCGAAATGGCCCACGACCCGAGGAACATGAATATCCTCTGTTGGGAGTGCCACCAAAAATTCGAGCACACCACAACACGACACTACTTGAACCCGTGGTTTGTGGAGAAAAACGAGAGAACAATTCAACTATTAAAACGAGAATATAACAATGACAGAGTTAACGCTCAATGAGTATCAGCAGAAGGCTATGACTACATGCCTTCCCACGTGCGACAACGCTTCCTACATGTTGTTAAATATGGTTGGAGAGGTGGGAGAGTTCGCCTCAAAAATCGCCAAGCATATCCGCAAGGGAGAGGCGGGCATCGGTGCGGGAGAAACCCCCAATCAGTTCTTCTTTACCGCCAAGGCCAATATCCTCACTGACCGAGTGGCCCTGCGCAAAGAGGCGGGAGACATTCTATGGCAGTTAGCTGGCCTGTGCAAGGTGATGGGTTGGGACTTGGAGGCCGTGGCGCAGGAGAACCTCGCCAAACTCGCGGAGAGAGCCAAAAATGGCACGATAGCAGGAAACGGGGACGGAGTAACAAAGGAGGAGAGAAATGCTTAGTGACCGTACCCGCCTGCGCCTTATCCACTTCCTCCTGCGCAGAAGTGACTTCCTTCTCGTGATTGATACCCCGTATGTGGACGAGAGCCACGAGGGACTTGTCACGGAGACCGTATCTTCCATCCCCGAAGGGGCAGAGTATCTTTCCGAGGTGCTTGTCTCCTGCATGGAGCACAGGCGCAAGGTAACAGACGTAATCCTTGATGCCGCCCTCGGCCACCTCAAACGCTACGAGGTGGATTGCAAAAATTTTATCCAAAAATTGTATGAGAAATGACAGAAACCAACCCGACCATCCAAATCTTCCGCTACGGAAATCCCATAGCGGAGACACCCAACAAGGAAACCCTTCGGCAGTGGATTATTGCCAATGTCCCCTATAACAAGGAGGGAGAGGCCATCCCCTCTACCACCACCCTCACCGAGTGCTTGGAGTTAGCCCGCAGTCACGGCTACGCCTTCACCGAGGCCGAGGCTCGGTGTGCCTCCTTTGAGGCTGTTTCACGGCTTGGGAGAATACTCTCAGAGGTGGATATTGTGGAAGTGGCCGCAGACCTCGGCTATACGCCCACAAAGAAGGGAGAAAACTACATCTGCAAATGCCCTCACTGCAAGAGCGACACAATGGTAGCCCTTATTCCAAGAAGGGGAGCGTACAGGTGCTTTGTCTGCGGAGAAACAGGCAACGCCATTAACTTCGTCAAGACCGTGCGGAGGATGGGCACAGACGATGCGGTGAACTACCTCGAAAGCAAATACGTTAACAAATAAAAAGAGAAAATCTATGGCAACAAAAATCACAGGTATGCTCAATCTGAGCAAAATCCCGAAGGAATTGCTCTACACCACCAAGCACGGGGACAAGGCAATTTTTATTGATATTGTCAAGAAGAAGGACGGTGCAGACCAATATGGCAACGAGTACACCATCTGCCTCTACGACAAGGAGAACCGCAAGAACATCTTCCTCGGTGACATGAAAACGCAGGAGTTCGGCAACGGTGGTGGTGGCTCTGCAAGTGCTCCCGCAGGAGGACACGCTGACAACGGCTCAGACGACCTCCCGTTCTGATAACTCGTTAATACACAATGAGTTACGAAAAACAAATAACAAAAATTCTCGGTGAACATTCGGCTCACGATGGAGAGGTCGCAAATCGCGTCCTCTCCTACGTGGCTGAAAATCCCCGTTGGGAGAATGAGGAGAAACAATACAAGAGCCAAACCATGCAGGCGATAGACGAGGCCACAATGGAACTATACCACACCCCACTATCTGCCTACCTGCAAAGGGGCAGGAAAGCGGAGATTGTGATGGTGCGGGCCTTCCTGTGTAAGTTCCTCAGAGAGGAGACCAACCTATCCCTCATACAAATCGGCAGGCTCTTGAACCTCCACCATGCCACGGTTATATATAACAACCGAAAAATTGAGGAAGAAATGAAAATCTATCCCGCAACTGAGAAAGAATATCAAACCCTTAAAAATTGCATCCTATCCAAGTTATGAAAGCCTACAACTACCTTGTCTATGCCCTTTGGGTAATCCTCGCAATCGTGCTAAAAATCCTCGGTGCGAGTTGGTGGGTGGCCCTGTCCCCTATTTGGTTTCCTGTGGGAGTGGTGGTCTGCATCATTCTCGGGCTCACCCTTTCCGTGGACATCGGCAAGTTCCTAAAACGGAAGAAAGCCAAGGCCGACCCCGATTCCTGCGAGAACTGCCTGTTTGGAAAAACCGCCTCATTCAGCGAGGAGGGGAAGTGCATGGGAGAAAGCCTTGACGAGGGTATCAAACGCCCCCACCTTTGCAAGTTCTATCAGCGACATAGAGGATAAATCCGATTCTTGCCCGTTTTCGGGCGATTTGGCGCACTTTTGGGGCGTGGGTGGTACAAGTTATCACCCGCGCTTTTTTCGTGCGAAATAGGGCCGTTTCTGAGCGTTTCCGAAAATTACCCTCGTGGCAGGGTGATAAGCGTTAATATAACAAAAGGCCGTGAGGCGTTATCGCAACGGCCCACGGCAGAAACAAAAAACAACATGAGAGAGGGCAAATGCCCTTTCCGTCCCTTTATTTGACAGGGGTGGGACGCTCCCCTGTAAGGATGAATTTCACGGCCTTCTCAGCCTTGGAGGCGGCAGAAACAATGAGTTTCTTATCCTCTTTGAACTTCTTGCTCCACGACTGAATGTAGGCAACGGAGTTCTTGAATGCCTTGGCACTATCCATGCCACACTTCTGCACGAGGAAGGCCGCACCGAGTTCGGCAACAAGTTCCTCCTTGCTATAACTGTCAGAGCCGAAGTGGCCTGTCATGTCACGATTGAGGCGGGAGGAGTGGCCCGTGGAGTGGGTGGTCTCGTGGAACAGGGTGGAATAGTATTCCTCCACAATGTCGTACTGTTCCATGGCAGGGACGGTGACGCTATCCTCAGAGGGAGAAT